GTTACATTAAACTTAAAAAATTATCCAACAGATGCACAAGCAAGTTCATCTTTAGGACCTTTTACATCTTCAACAACAACTACTAAAATAGACACCAGAGCACGTGCAAGAGCGATATCTTTAAAAGTAGATAATACTGGAAGAACTCAGCATTGGAAATTAGGTACTTTTAGATTAGATATACAACCGGATGGAAGAAGATAATGGCAAGAATAGTACAATCATTAACACAGCCCACTGAAAAATACGATCAAACAGTTCAACAATCATTTGTTAGAGATGTAGATAGTATTGTAACAAAATTAAACTCAACTTTTCAACAGGATTTAAAGGATGAATTACAAGCCTTTGATTTCTTTTTAGCATAATGGCAAATAGTTTCGTAAACAAAAAAGCAGATTTAACAAGCAATAGTGCAACGACACTGTATACAGTGCCTTCTTTTTCTACTGCTGTTATTAAATCAATATTAGTATCTGAAGATTCAGGTAATGCTGATACAATTACCGTGACTTTAACTGATACTTCTGATAATGTATTCAGCCTTTTTAAAACAAAAGCAATATCGGCAAACGCCACAACAGAGCTGTTATCAGCACCCTTAGTCGCACAGGAGAGCGAAGTAATAAAGGTGACTGCAGCCACTGCAAATAGACTACATGTAGTCCTTTCAGCCTTAGAAATTAAGCCTAGAGAAGTTACAACATAGTCTTGATTTACGAGTAAAAAACAAGTAATAATAGAAACTCAGGTGAAATCCCTGCCTTTAATATAAAATAATAAACATTATGATAAACAGATCTAAAATGCGAAGACAATTATACAGAGGTGGCGGGATCACCAGTTTATATCCAAGACAAAAATACGGTATTGGTAGTTGGGTAAAAGAACGAGTTAGAAAACTTATACCTAATGAATTAGCAGATGTTGCAGTTAAAGCTGCACCATTCGTTGCAATGATTCCAGGTTATGGACCAGCAACTGCAGGTATTATGAGAGGCCTTGGTAGATTTGATCAAAGAGGAAGCCTGAGTGATGCACTTAAACAAGGCGCTTTAACTTATGCTGGTGGAAAACTTTTTGATACAGGAATGCGTGGAATAGGATTAAGAGATGAAGGTGCTAGAGGAATAGGAGAATTTTTTAATGAAGGAACTAGAGGCAGAATAGGAAATTTATTTAGTGGTAATGTTGATAAAAAACCACCAATTGATCCTAAAGAAAGAAAAGGACTTGGAATAGTTCAAAAAGGTGTTGATTTTATTAAAGATAAAGTTCCATTAGTAAAAAAATTACCAGATAATGTAGCACAAAAATTATTAGTAGGTGGAGCTATTGCTGGGGCTTCTGCATTAGCTAGTTATTTTAAAGGAGACTTTAGACCACAAGAAGAAGGTGAGAGCATGGAAGAATATCTAGCTGCAAGAAAAGATGTGGTTGGAAAACAAATGAGAATTTATATGGATAACTATTTTAAATTTGATCCAGAGTATTCACAACTAGATAATGCAGGTAGAAATGCATTTGTTGCAAGATACAATGTAGCTCAAGGTGGTAGAATAGGATATCAGACTGGTGGAACTATGATGGATCTTGTTGAAAATATATCTGATCCAGGTTCACCTTATTATGAAGCAGCTAAAACTTTACAAGATCGTAAAGCACAAAGTGAAGCTGCGTTAGATTTGTTAAATACTACAGGAACTACGGGAACAACTTTAACAGGGCAACCTCAAAATGTTGGTCCTTCAAAAGAAACAATTATGCAAAGAATTTTAGAAAATATAGAAGATACATCTTTTCAAAAAGATCAAGTAGCTGATATGTATCCAGATGATTTTAGAACTGGACTTGATTTAGATTATTTAAAAACTTTACCTTCAAATGAGGTAAAACTAGCGTTAGATAATTTATATCTTCAAGGTGAAAATTTTCAAAACCCAGATTTTAGTACAGGAAGAATAGGAGGAGGTAGTCCATTTTTTAGATATGGTCCACAGTATATGGAACAAACTAATATGCAAGGAAGTCCTCTTCGATTATCAAGAGCCGAAACTGGATATAATTTAAGAAATCAATTAAGTGAATTAGAATCAATATTAGGTAAAGAAGGAATAAAACCTTATAGAACTAAATTAGATGACGCATTAATGGCTATGTATAGAGGAGCAACTGGTGATACAGATCTTCAAAAAAAAATATTTGGAGAAAAAACAGCTGAACCTACAGGAATACAAACAATACCTGGTGAGAAAAAAGTATTTAATGTCATGATGGATCCAAAAGGAAATGTAATGAAAGATCAAGGTATAGCACAACTTGCTAGAGATACAGGTGTAGCACCTAATATTACAAATCTTCCAATTAATAATATGTCAGATGTAATGAGAATGATTGGACCTGGAACAGGTATACCACAAGGAACAGAATATGATAGTATAAGTATGGATAGATCTCTTAGAGAAAATGTTGCAGCTAACGAAGCACAAAGACGAAGAGTTTCTAGAATGTTTGAAGCAGCTAGAAGCAAGCTACCTGGATACGGTCCAGCTCCAGTTATGCCGATGCAAACAAATCAATATGAAAAAATGTTTACTAACCCTGGAGTAGTAACTCAAGCAAATCCAGGTGGATATAGAAGTGAGCAAGAGGCAATAGCGGATTTAGGTATAGAAAAATATAACACAATGTACAACCAAGGCGGCAGAGTAGGTCAAATGCGTGGAACAGGGCCAAACGGTTTACCAGGAATACCAAGAATGGCTCCTGATGGAATGGAATTTGATATGAGACAGAACGGTGGTTTCCAGCCGCTAGGCGCTAAAGAAAAGAAAGATGATGTGCCTGCTATGTTAGCTAAAAATGAATTTGTCTTCACTGCTGATGCTGTAAGAGGCGCAGGTGGAGGAGATATTGAATTAGGAGCACAAAGGATGTATGATACAATGAAAAATTTAGAAAAGAGAGTAGTATAATGGCTATAACAGAAACAAGAACATTACCACCAGAATTTATAGAAGCATTAGGTAAAACGTATGCAGCAGATCTTACAAGACAAGCTGGTATACCATCTATTACTACAGCAACAGCACAACAACCTGGTGAAACTGCAGAACAATTTGCACAAAGACAAGCACAAGCACAACAGTTTGGCATTACTAAAGCTGGTATGGCTGATCTTGCACCGCAAGTTGCAGCACAAGATCCTTATCAAGCAGCAGCTTATGCACAAGCAGTTGATCCAACAACAGGACTTGGTGCTTATCAACCGTTTTTAACTAAAGCAGGAACTGCAGCAGATGCAATGTCAGGTTTGACTGGTCCAATGACAGGTGCACAATTAGCAACTATTGACCCTACAACTGGTCAAACAGTTACACCTACTTTAGCTCCTGGAAGCTACATGTCGCCTTACCAACAACAAGTAATTGATGCAACAATGGCCGACTACGATGCACAAGCAGCTAAATCTAGATTAGGTTTAGGAGCACAAGCAGTAGCAGGTGGAGCATTTGGTAGTGGTCGTCATGGAATTGCAGAAGCAGAATTTGATGCATTAAGTAACAGAGGAAGAACTTCTATGTTAGCTGATTTAAGACAAAGAGGATTTCAACAAGCATCTGCTGCTAGACAACAAGATTTAGCAAACCAACAAGCAATATCTAATCAACAAGCTGGATTAGGTGCAAGAGCACAAGATTTTTCTAGAGCACAGATTGCAGGTTTAGGAGGACTTGGTGCAACACAACAAGCACAGAACCAAGCTATACTAGACGCGCAAAGACAAACAGCAGAAATGGCTATTGCAGAACCAAGACAAAGATTAGGTATGTTAGGTTCTGGAGTTATGGGTTTAATGGGAGGAATGGGCCAAAGCGTATTAACAGACGCTCCAGCCGCGCCTCAAGCTAGTCCATTAGGCACTGCATTAGGTTATGGATTGATGGGAGCGGATATCTACGGAAGGATATTTGGATAATGTCAAGGATATTAAGAAGACCTATGTTTAAAACTGGGGGTTCTACTAATAGTGGAATCATGCATGGATTAGTAGATCGTAAAGGTTATAGTAACGGAACTAAAGCAGGCGCTGTTGGTGAATCAGCAAGAGAATATATATCAGAATTTACACCGTTATTACAAGAATTTACACCTAAAACACAATTACCACTTGGTGCAGTTGGCGCTTCCTTAGTATCAGGCACACCTATCAAAGACGCATTGATTAGTGGTTATCGAGATTTTACAACAAGAGATGACGCAAGAACAGCAGGAATTCAAAAAGGTGCTGTTCAATTAGGTTTGAGTCAAGCTTTAAAAGACATGGCACCAAGTAACCAAAGTGTTTTAGCTGCAGAAAAAAAAGCTAGATATTTATTACCGCCTGACGCTACAGCAGATCAAATAAGAGCTAAGACTGCTGAAATTATTAGAAATGAAATGACAGGTGCTACATATAGTCCTCAAGCTAATTTACAAAGAGCAGTATCTGAATATAGAAGAGTGTATGGTGAAGGTAGTAAAGCATTTAATCATGCTGCATTTGATGTTAAAGTTGCACCAGCATTAAGAGCAGCAGGAAAAAATCCAAGATCAAACATTAAATTTAAAGATGGTAAATATAAAACAAAAAATAAATCACCAGGTGTTTATATAGATGTAGAAAATGGAAAAGTAATTGAATTTGATGGCAACGTAGCAGTAGAATTACCAGAATATTCAGCAATGCTTAGATAGGAGGATAAATGGTTGAAATTATCGATCCAGAAGGTTTTACCTCCCTACGAGACGAAGAAATAAATAGCGAAACAAATGCAATTAGTTCTGCAATGGCAGGAATAATTTCAGGTGTAATAAAAGTACCTGAAGGTGTCATATCATTAGGTGCAGAACTTATTGATTTAGGTTTTGATACAAACACAGCAGTAGAAGTAGAAAAATTATTTGACAAAATAAATGTATTTGAAGAAATAGCAGATGATACAGCTATAGGTAGACTTACAGAAGGATTAGTTCAAATAGGTATACCGGGTGGTATTGGTTTTAGACTAGCAAGCACTGCAGTAAAAGCTAAAAAAGCTGGTAACTATATGAATATGAAAGGTATGAATTTGCAGAAAGCTGCAAAGAAAGCATCTGATTTTAATAAAACAATTGGTAAAAGAAAATTTGTAGCAGGAGTTGCAGGTGGTGCAGCAGGTGAAGCATTTGTTGCAGACGTAGAAGACATTGGAACTTTTGGTGATGTGTTTGAAGTTGGACCAACTGATCTTGAAGAAGTAACAGATGAAGGTGGTAGAGAAGATGCATTTAAAAAATTAATGAATAGAACTAGATTTGGTTCAGAGTCATTATTTATTACACCTTTTGTATATGGTGTTGGTAAAGGATTAAAGGCTGCAGCAACAAGAGGCAAGAATATAGAGTTTAGTAATTCTCAATTAGATAAACAATTTAATAAAATATTCTCGGCACTAAGAGCAAGAGGCGCGAAGCCACAATCAGTATTTGAAGCTAAGATGGCAGAAAAGGGTGCAACTATGGCTGACACTAATAGAGCTATGGAGCTAGTTAAAACAATAGACTCTGAAGTAGATAGCATGTTTCCAACTATTAAATCTGTATTAGATAAATCATCGGATAAAAGAAAAGCAGACATATATAAACAATTAAATGATCTTTTATTTGAAGGTAGTTTAGATAAAGCAATTCCAAGTAGCGCTGCTACAAAAATGCATAAACTTTTAAAAGACAATGGTGCAACAGATGAATCTATAGAAAAAATATTTGAAGCTTTAGGTGGTGCTAGAGAAACATTTGTTGATTTAATTAATGCAACATCTAATGCACCAAAAGATATGCAGACATTAAAATCTTTAATGGGTAAAAGAGTAAAAGATTATTTAGGTAGCACATATAGAATATTTGAAGACAAATCTGTATTACCTTTTTTAAGTTACGCACCAACAGAAGAAGCTATAAAAAATACCAAAGAATATTTTAAAAGATATGCAAAAGAAAATGGTAAAAATTTAACAGATTTTCAAGCGCAAACAATGGTTGAAGCAGTTATTAAATCTGCAGCAAAACAAAAATCACCTCCAGGTTTACCTTATAAATATGTAAAAGATACTGTTGCAGATGAAGGACCGCAAATAGATAAATTTTTTAAAAAAGTTGTAACAGATGAAATTAAACCAGGACGATTATTAGCTGAAACAACTGGTAAAGATAGAAAAGTTATACAAGAATTGTTTGGTAAAATAGAAGACCCTAGATTTTCTATATACAATAGCATGACTAAACTATCTGCTATAGCTAGAAAAAATGAACTGTTTGAAAAACTTGCAAAACAAGATGAAGCTATAAAAAAAACAGTGACCGCAAGAACGCCGGGTGGTTCAAGAGGTTTCTTTTTTGACGATGCTTTAGAAGCAGCAGAAGCATTACCTAATCAAGAGATAGTAGAATTAGATAAATACCTTACACCTTTTTTTAAAGATGAATTTACAGTTAATCCTTTAGCTGGAAAGTTTACTACTAAAGCCATAGCAGAAGGACTAGGAGATAGTTCTAGAACATTAAAATTTTTATTTGAGCCAAGACCAGGTGCAACAGGTGTAGAAAAAGGTTTAACATGGGGATATAGAAATTTAATTTTATTTCCAAAAGCAGCGTCACAAGTTGCTAAAACAATACTTGCACCAGTAACACACTTTAGAAATTTATTTTCTGCAACAGGTTTTTCTGCTGGTAATGGTATATTTTTTGAAAACCCTGCAGTTGTTGGAAGAGCATTTAAAGATGCGTTTGGTAAATTACAATTACCTGGTAGAGCAGGAAAAGCAGAAGCTAACGAAGCATATAGAGAATTATTAGATCTTGGTGTTGTAAACTCACAAGTACAATTAGGAGATATAAAAAATCTATTAACTGATGTTCGTATGGGTGAAAATTTAAACATTGCAAAACCATTAGAATCTATGATGAAAAAATTAACATCTGG